GATGAGCTACATCTGCCCCCAGGAGGACTGCCCCCTGGATGAGGTCAACGATCCGGTGGCCCGAGTGCGCTTCAACATCCTGGACCTCTCCGGCGACGTGCCCATGCTGCGGGTCTTCGAGTGCGGCATGACCATCACCGACACGCTGGACAAGTACGCCAAGGACGAGGGTCTCGGCGGGCGCTATTTCGCCATCCAGATGGTGGGGGAAAAGACCCGGCGCACCCAGATCCGTCCGGTCAAGAACCGGGATCTGGAGGAGGACTGGGACATCAAGCCACTGACCGAGGAAGACATCACCAAGTTCGACGCCAAGCTCTGGGACGAGAACTCTCTGGAGCGCTCCAGCCGAAAGGAACTCCAAGAAGTCGCCGACATGGCGACCAACTAGATCGGGAGGGAGCGCCAGGCACGCAGCTAGACGCTTCCCGCCCAGGGGGGGAGACCGGGCCGTCGGTCTCCCCCCTCACCAAACGACCATGGAACTCACGACCCGAACCATTCGCAGCAGTGTTGCCTTGAAGCAGGTAGTGGCTGACTACCTGGACTTCAGCGAGTTCGCCTTCGACATCGAGACCAGGGCCGGTCGCAAGGTCCGGGGCCTAGATATAGAGGAGGCGCCCAGGGGCACGTCCCGCACCGCCGTCCCCATGGTGGTCTGTCCGTCCTGTCGGCGAGAGTTTCCGCCCCGGTACGGACGCAAGTGGTGCAGTGATGTGTGCCGCCAGGCGGCGGAGAAGGACAAGCCCGCTTTGGATGCCCGGACCAACGTGGTCTGGTGTGTCAGCCTTGCCGGTCCGGGACGCAGCGACGTCATACCCTGCGGGCATCCAGATCCGAGGAAGCAAGTCGAATACAGAGAGGTCTTCGACGCCTTGGCGCCACTGTTCTTCTCCGATCGGCGCAAGATCGGACACAACGTCGGCTTCGACCTGACCTCGATCGCCAAGTACTACGACGACCAAGTACCTCCGCCTCCCTATGGCGACACCCTCACGTTGGTCTACCTGCTCAACGAGAACTTGAAGAAGTACAACCTGGGAGAACTCGCACTGTTGTATGTCGGCTACACCTATGGTGAGAAGCTGGGAGAGCAGGCCTACACCGTCTCCTGGGATCGGGCTATGCGGTACTCGATGCTCGACGCCAAGATGGCCTGGATGCTGTGGTGGAAGTTCCACGGCAAGCTCTCCAAACGAAGCCTGCGGAAGCTGGAGGAACTCTTCGAGCTTGAGATGGACGTCCTGAAGGTCCTCATGGCAATGCGCCAGAGAGGGGCCTATGTCGACGTGGGTGAGTTCCGACGTCTGCGACCGGAGTTGGAAGCTCAGCATGAGCAGAAGCGGGCCGAGATCACCGAGATGGTCGGCTACGACATCAACTTGAACTCCCCGAACCAACTGGCCCACTATCTCTATGACGAACTGAAGCTACGATGTCCGAAGCTGACCGACCACGGCGCTCGTTCGACCGACGCCCAGACCCTGAAGTTTCTGGCCCCTCGTCACCCGGCCCCCAGCAAGATCTTGGAGTTCAAGGACGTCCAGAAGCTGCTGTCCACCTACATCGCCGGGTACATCCCCCACATCGATGACGATCACAGGATCCGGGCCAGCTTCAACCAGGCCCGTGCCAAGACCGGCAGGCTTTCGTGTGTCGCCGCCGACACCCTTATCGAGATGCCCCGAGATCTCACTCGTCATCCCGACGGTATCCCTATCACAGAAGTACGGACGGGGGACTGGGTCTACGCCTTCGACTGGCAACGACAGCTTGTACTCAAACGGGTGACCTGGGTGGGGCAGACCGGCGTCAAATCTACGGTGGTGGTCACAGCAGAGAACTCTGAGGGTGACAAGTTGTCACTCCGCCTGACTCCCGATCATCTGATTCGTCTCCACAACGGAGACTGGCGTCCGGCTGGATCTTTAGACCATCGCTGGGGGGACGCCCATCGAGGGGATGGTCCTCGCATCATGCCGATGGTTCGGCGACAGGTAGACGATGGGTACATCAAGTTCTTTCCCAACTCGATGGCTAGAAGGAATGGCTCAGGGGGTGGAGGAAAGTCTCGTGAGCACCGATGGGTCGTAGAACAGATCACGGGCAGAAAAATCAGCACGAAGGCGGATGTTCATCATCATGATGGGAACAGAGCGAACAACCACCCCAGCAATCTGGAAGCGCTGACCATCGCTGAGCATCGTGGACGACGAGGTGATATCCATCCAGGATGGGGGAGTGACATCGAATGGATGGATTTTTGCCACGGTCCACGAGACTACCGAGTCACATCAGTAAGTCCTGGGCCAATCGAACCCGTCTGGGACATGGAAGTGGAAGAAGTTCACAACTTCATCGCCAATGGCATCTGTGTCCACAACTGTTCTGATCCAAACCTCCAGAACATCCCGGCCCGGCACAAGGAGACCTTCGAGGCCACCATGGTGCGTCGACTCTTCCGGGCACCTGAGGGTAAGAAGCTCATCGTCGCCGACTACAGCCAGATCGAGCTACGGGTGCTGGCCCACCAGACCAGAGACGCCAAGCTCATGTACGCCTACACCCACGGTCTCGACCTGCACACCCAGACCGCCTCCCTGATCTGGAAGGTGCCACAGCATGAGGTGACTCCCGAGCAGCGCTCGATCGCCAAGAACAGCAACTTCAACTTTGCCTTCGAGGGTGGCCCCACCCGAGTCATGGATATGTCGGGGATCTCGCTCAGGGACGCAGAGAAGGTCTACGAGGCCTGGCACAAGGCCTACCCCGGCGTGAAGAAGTGGGGGGAGAAGGTCAAGCGATCCTGCTGGGACAACGGCTACGTGGAGACGCTCTTCGGGCGCAAGCGCAGGCTGCCGGAGATCTCCTCGGATGATTGGAAGGAGCGCTCCTACGCCGAGCGCCAGGCCGTGAACCATCCGATCCAGGGGACGGCGGCGGATATCGCCAAGATTGCGATCGTCCAAGTCCACCAAGCTCTCCAGGGCTTCGACGCCGCCCTGGTCCTCCAGGTTCACGACGAGTTCGTCATAGAGGTGGACGAGCGCCAGGTGGACGAGGTCTTACCGTTGGTACGGACAGCTATGGAGGACATCCGGCTGGGATCCCGCCCGGTATTGGACGTACCGCTGGAGGCCACCATCAACGTCGGCAACAACTGGGCGGAGTGTAAATGAGTGATCTGAGTTGGTGGGAGCGACACCTGGGCAACGCAGTAAGGCAGGCACCTCCAGCCCCAGCCATCTCGGGGGGTAAGGCGGTCCGCTGGGAGCCTGAGTACCCCCCGACGGGGCCAGGCCAGAAGGTGGTGGGAGGGCCGCAGTCGGGGGGCAACGGTGAGCTTAGCCCTCACGACCGTGTCCAGAATCAAGGCTTCATCACCAAGGCGCCCCAGAGCATGGGTCAGAGCGGGGAGTGTCCAGGATGTGGTGGCCCGAACTTCTTCCGACGCAAGTGGGCCTACAAGGAGTGCGCTCCGCTCTGTGTCGACTGCGGCTACAACGGCGACATCTTCACCCAGTCCGGCACCCTGCTGAACGCCGTGGGGATGCGTAGCTCTGGACCAACGGCCTTCGCCCGCACCGACAACCCCAATGGTGAGAGCCACTTCGGGACTGACCCCAGTCTCCAGAAGACCGATTTCAGTTGGTCCAGCATCACCTAAGGAGGAGAGATGCCAGGAGGCAAGGATCCAGGTCCGTCCATCAAAAAAGACGACAGCTATGAGGCTCTGAAGAAGAAGGGGTTTTCCAAAAGCAAGGCGGCTTCTATCTCCAACGCCCAGGCTCAGGGTAAGGGCAGGCGTCACGAGATGGGGGAGAAGGCGGCTAAGACCCGTGAGTCGGGGCGTAAGCCCATGTCCAAAACCGGTGAATCCAAGCCCACCAGTAATCCACGCAACAAGAAGGAGAACCGTGGATGAGAAGAGTACAGAGGAT